ACTCAAAAAGAAATCCACGACAAGAACAACGTTCAAAAAGTTATATTTGGAATATGTCACGTTACGGAGCGGCAATCAGAACACGTTGTTTGCTGACGTAAATGCAATGATAAATTTACTTGAAATCCGTGAACCTTGTTTGTTTGACGCATACGAAATGGACAAACGGCACGATTTCAGGCTTGTCAAGGCGTTAAATTATAACAGACGGGCAGTTATATCAAATATCGAAATTGAACGCAACAGCGGACACGAAAACGATATAAAATCGAATATCAAAAAACATTTCCGTGTCGGTGTCTTATATTCAACGGCTGATAAGAAAAACAAATTGGCTACCATTGAAAATAAACTGCACCTGAAACGAAAGATTAAATTGGAAGAATATTGTAAAACTGAATCTATCGTTAAGCGTGTTAAGGGGAAACCCGAAAGATTGACAAAGATTATTGAATGGAAATAAGAAAAGGGGTGTGGCTTGCGCTGCACCCCTGATTGTGATATTTAATGTTAAGCCCCCTATGGATAAGAACCAACATCGGCTGCAAAGATACATTAAAATCACGAATTTTCAAACGATTAAAGAAAAAAACTGCTATTTTTCTACATCATTTATGACAAATGGCGAGATTTCAATCGTTTTTTCAGGATATATTTTATTTAGAACGGAGATTATCTGCTTTTGATACGGCACGATTACCGTTGCATTGAACACCTCGAAGGCTTCACGATATTCGTTCTTTGTGAATCCCGTGTTTGTCGGCAATCGTCCTAATAACGTTCCTGACGTGATACGGTGGGCAACAAATATCGCCTCTTGGGTGTCCTTTGCTAATTGCGCAAATTTCTTGTCGATTGAGTCGGATTCAAGGCGTTCAACGGTCGTTGCTTTGTCCTTGTCCTCATTCCAACTTATTAGGGTTCTTCCAGCATTGTTTGAACCTGCAAATTTCTGATTTATCTTTTCCTCTATCTCCTGACGTTCTTCGTCAGTCGGAACGCCGTTGTTAAAATTTATTACCGCATTAACGGCAAATCCGTTGTGGATTGCGTTCAGGTGATAATTCTGAATCTCAATCTCGGTGTTTATTGCGTCCGTGGCTGATATGTATGACGGCAACGGGTAATAACTACGGCACGTTGTCCCACGATAATAAAGTATCTGTGTGGTCTTTCCTGACATCTTGGGATTGAACACGTCATATTCGATTGGACGGAAATTATACCCGTGCCACGAGTCAGACCAATATACTTTATTACCTAAACTATTAATCCTCAGTTTGGCAAAATCCGCCCAATATATTTCTAATATATCTCCACCACGACCATAAACAACCTGAATGGCGAAACCGCCAAACAAATGAAGGTCAAAGACACATTTACGCAAAACCTCGTCCATAGTTTCACCAGCGGTGTTCACAATGTCTTTGCCGCAATTAATGCCATTACCCATTGTGAAGGCGGTTTTTGCGTCAATGATTGCTTGTTGTGTTGGGCAATTAGTGTACTGCCACCAAAGATAATCGGGGTATCTGTTATTGTTTCCGTAAGACACCCATTTTTTCCCGTTCACCGTCTTTTCAATGAAACGTGTCTTTGTCACGTTTGCAACGGGAATCAGGCTTAATTCAACCTTTTGTCCCATATCGTTATATTTTTTAATTATAAGGGGGTGAATTGGATTCACCCCCTTTTGGCAAAATTCGATTTCAACGTAATGCGCTAACTTTTGTTACACGTTATCGTTGGGTGCAATTAAGCACCTATCTGGCTTATAACAACCTCATTCGGGAACGCTACCTGAACGCCCAAACCGAACTCGATTGCCAAACGGAACTCTTGATTGTCCTTGCTGTACCAAAAATCAAACTTTTCGGAATCACCTTGCATATCCGTTCCGTAAAACAGATTTCGGGGGTCGGCTGCTACAATGGCACCAGTGCCGTCGAGTCCGCTCACTGCCTTAATCTTGATGTTACTGCCGGGATAATAGGTTTCTCCCTTGTCAATGCCATCAGCGTTGTAATGGTACAAATTGGCTGACTTCATCGCCACGATATAGGCACGATATGTGTCGTAACCCATAAAGATAACGGCGTTTGGAATGACAGCGGTGGGGATTGCCAACACTACCTTGTCAATGGCAGAAATAAGGTCGCTTGTTGCGTGTGTCAACTTGTTGCCACTTGCCGTGATTCCGTCAGGCTCTGCAAAGATTTTCAACAGACCGTCCGTCCATTTCAATGTTTCGTCACTTTCCTTTGAGGTGTCACCCTGCCAAACCATTTTCTCGGTTGCGAGGTTCACGTTGGAAAGTACATCAGCGCAAAAATCCTCCTCAAACGGAAGGGTCTTTTGACCTGCTGCAACACGTACTTCATACTGCAACGCAGTATTGAGCAACTTTTTGTCGCACCAGCTCATATTGACCTTAACGATTGGAGCGGTGATAGTTCGCTGACTGACCTTGCTTGTTCCTTTGGCTGAAAAGCCACATTCCGCACCGTCCTGAAAAACAACGGTGGTATCAAGAAGGTTCAAAGCCGTCTTGGTCTTGACGCCCGTCTGCAAAGTAAACATTTGGGCTGACTCTGCACCAATGACGGCTTTTCTCAAAAGTGCATCGTGGTTTTGCTCCACGTATGCGGGAAGGGTTGTAATGTCTAATGCCATAATATTAAATTATAATTTAACGTTTAACTTCTGAAAATACGGCACGCCTTTTCATACTTCGTGCCTTTTACTCGGTCGGGAATGTCGGTCGGTTGCTCTGTACTCATATCGGTTCTTTGTGGTACGGGGTTTGCCAACGGAGTGTTTTTCAGTTCCTCAATCTGCTTTTTCAGTTCTGCAATCTCACTTTCCTTTTCGGCAATCTCCTGACGCAATTCAGCAATAACACCTTCATTCTCTGTCGGGGTTTCCTGACTCGGATTTTCGTTCAGGTCGGTTTTTTGCTCGGTCGGGGTTTCCTCCACCTTGCTTTCCTTGTCGGGCAGTTCCGACACCTTGCCGTCCGTCACGATAACCTTTGTTCCCTTAATGGTATATTCACCGTCAGGAAGGGGAATAACATCACCACTTTCGTTGTATGTGGAGATTTCCAAACCTTCACGGATAACGTCACCGTCAAAGATATACTCTTTGCCGTCCTCTTCGGTAACTGAAAAATTCGCAATGAACTTTCCAATCTGCTTGCGTATTTCTACAAATCTGTTATTCATAACTCGTTCTATTTTACCATTAATATAAAAAATCCTTTTAACGTGCTGATTTGTGTGTTTTTGTTCGTTACCACGTCCAACGCTCACCAACCGATTGAACACGTATTTTGCACCCAATCGGGGTTTCCTCAATCCTGAATACTTCCGTGTTGTCTATCGACAAAATATCGGTCATTGATACGGAATGTTCACGACCGTTCAGCGATAAGACAATACCAATGGATTCACAAGGTTCTCCGTTGTCGGTCATAACAATGCAAGGTGACAAAATAACGTATTCGTCCTTTATCACCTCACCGTTGACAGCGGTCGAGCATTGAACCGAACACGGGACTTCACACAACACGTGAACCTCGGTCGTTGCTGGCTCACCAAACAAATCATCGTCAGAACCTCCCGAAACAACGGTGTTCGTCACCTTCATTGTGTGTGGGAACATCTTTTTCAAAATGTCCCCACGGCTGCTTTCACTTATTGGCTTCATAATCATATATTTATAGCAGAGGTTTCACGGACAAAATCCACTTCACCATATTTCTTGTATATCTGATTGGCTTCATTCCTCATTGCCTGGCGGTCAGACAAAGGAACATAATCACCTCTTAACGTCATTGAAAAAGAATCGGTGCTGCTTGTATTGCTGAAACCCATTGAGGAACGGGACAACATAACAAGCATATCAGCCAACACCAAATCCAATGTCTTTGTTTCGTGTTCCACGGCTGACGAGTCAGGCTCAACGCCACGGAGGAAACAAGCCGATTTAACCATATCAGATTGGACGGGGAACGAAAAAACCCCCTGAAAAAAATCGAGTACATTCATATTACATTCTTATTTTATTGTAAAACTCAATCGCTTCTGATAACTTAACTTCGTGGTAAGTAAAGACACCCGAAACGGAAAATCCCCAACTGTCGAAGGGAGCAACCCCACCTTCAAAACCACGAAACACCATATTCGGATTCACACGGAACACGCCACACCACGTGCCGTCTGTCAATCCCTGATAACCCCGATACACCTTGCCACGGGTGTAATCTATTTGGAATGATTCAAGCCATTCAATCCCTTCAATCGGTGTTCCCGTGTGTTCCATATCGAACCCAACGTGACGTTGGTTGTTATTCAGCATTATATCCCTGATAACGTCAGGCGTGAACATCAGGTAATGTTCACCGTACATTTCGTTATTTCGATAAATAGGCTTGTTTGCAGCCACGATTGGGGCAAAGATAGTGTTATTGTCTATCTGCCTACAAAATAACCCCGTGGCGGGTTTCTTTGTAAGCGATAACGACAACAACCCGTCATTGTCCGTTGGGTTAATGTCTGCAATGTATAATGGCAATCTTTTATCCATATTCTTTTTATAAGGTAATATATCAGGATTCATTTTTGTGTTCAATCGTGCGTTTTTGTGTTCATTTAATTGTTGTGTTCATTTAATATTTGAAAACGTTATTTGAACACAAAGTTAAATATTGTTTTTGTATTCATTTTAATCAAAGATTTATTTGGTTACTACAAAAAAATGTAGTACCTTTGCAGCGTGATATTTAATTTTAAGCGATTATGAAAGATTCAGTAATTTACGCACGTGTTTCTTCTGTTGGTGACAGACAGAACACACAACGTCAGGTTGCCGACCTGACAAGGTATGCACAACGAAATGAGTTCAACGTGGCACACGTTTATGAGGAACACATTTCAGGTGCTGTTAAGAACGAACAACGTCAAGTGCTTTGTGAATGTCTTGACTTTTGCTTTGCCAACGACATTGATACGTTGCTTATATCGGAATTAAGCCGATTGGGACGTAATGTTGACGAGGTGTTGGCAAATGTACGTTTGTGCAAAGAACACCACCTGAACATTTATTTTCAGAAGGAAGGATTGAATATCTTTAATCCTGACGGAACACCAAACCCATTCCTCAACATCTTTATTGCAGTATTGGGAACGTGTGCTGAAATGGAACGTGAAAACATCAAGTTCCGTTTACAGTCTGGACGTAATCAGTACATTGCCAAAGGTGGTAAGGTAGGACGCAAAGAAGGGTATCGCAAACCAAAAGAACAAATGGAATCCGATTATCAGGAAGTTATTACAATGCTTAAACAAGGTCGTGAAATGGCTGATAAGGGTTGTAAAGTCCCACGTTTGTACACGGTACGTGGTATTGCTGAATATTGCCACGTTGGTATTTCGACCGTTCAGAGAGTTAAGAACACGTTTAATCTTTAATCAGGAGGACAAAGCAATGATGTTAATCGGCATTATCATTTGGGTGTTCGGAATGTGCTTATCACAAGCAACGGGACACGGAAATTAATTTTTGGTGAGGAGGAAAAAAGAAATCGGACGTGGGTGCAAAATTGCGCTTACGTCCATTCTTTTTGCCCGATTTTCAACGATTTTCGTGTTTAGGTGGCAAAAATGGCGAAAATTGCACAAATCGCCAAAAATGTGCAAAAAAATACTGATTTTTCGGTTTTTCCGTAAATAACTGATTTTCAGACGTTTGCAGCCGTTTTTGTAGTTACAAACGTTTGCAGCGAAATCGAAAATACTTAAAAAGAATCTTTTTAAGCAAAAACGGCTCGATTTTGTAACGGTGGTCTTTTGTATCAATTCCCATTTTAGTGCGTGATTTTCAGCGAGTTACACGTTTTCAGCCGTGAACATTCATTTTCGGGAGGTCAAAATCGTGGGATAAATCAGCATTATCAGTGCAATGTGCTGCCGTCCTGATGTCGGTTTGATTTTTACTCGTGAATGTGGACTGCTTAAAACTTAGCCGTCCAACGTTCTGACTCACCACAAATTTGTGGGAATCTCATTTTTACTCGTTGGTTCTTTCGGTTGCTGATTTTTGACTCGTGATTTTTACTCGTCAATCCTGAATGTGGTTTTTACTCGTGGTTGTCATTGCCGAAAATTCGGCTGAACCTTGCGTGAATTTTTTTTTTCTCCTCACAAAAAAATCTTTGAATATATCCACGATATACCTTTGATATATCTCCTTAAACATCAGATTATCAATGTGAAGGAAAAATTTCTTTGTGGTGTTTATGTGGTGCAATATATCAGCGATATATTTGTTTATAAGCCACGAAAAAAGGTGGAACGTTAAATTGTCCCACCTTCGATAAAAAGTCCGTCAGAAGCCACGGAAACCGCCAATTATATGATGTCCGTGAAATCTCTGTAAATATCACGAATAAAGTTCATTTGTCGGTCAACCTCGTCAAGCACCTTGCGTTGAAATTGCTGACGTTCTTCAACGGTGTGGTGGAACTTGTTTAATTGCAAAAGGTCATACACGTTGCCCTTCATTGCTGATTGACAGATTGCCAAAACCTCATTCAGGTCAAGTTCTGCAACCTCATTGTCAGGTAGGAACGTTGCGGTTTCTTCTTCTTCGTTGTCAAGTTCATCAGGATTGAATGTTGTGCCGTTGGCTTCATTCTCTGCTTGCAACATTGCTTTTTCTTGTTCGTTGCTCATTGCGTTCAAAAGTTCTTTTTCCATAAGGGTTAAATTTTTAATTGTGAAACATTATTGATTGTTGTCGGGAATAACCCCGTATATCTCCACGTTTTCCTCGTCCTTTGTGTACTCACCTGATTCAAGTGTTCGTTGGATAATGTGCTGAATGTTGTCTGCCATTTTCTTTGACTGCCATTTTGTTGCTTTGCCACGGTAGTTCATAAACAACGTCCAGAAATCCAATGAGGAATCAATTTCGTTCATTCGGTCGATGTATAACAAAGCCGTTGACAGATTAGTGTCCTTACCTTCTTCGATACGGCTGATTGCGTTATATGTGACACCCATTTGTTTTGCCATTTCATTCTTGTTAAGTTTGGCACGCAATCGCCAAAACTTGAATATCTGACCGATGTCCGATAATAATTGTTCTTTCGTTTTCATAATCTCTTTTTCTTCGTCCGTCAATTCTTTCGGCAACCGTTTTTGTTTCGTTTCGATTGTCGTTCTTAAATCTGCAAATCCCTGGTTCATTCCCTGACCGATTGCCGTCACCTTCAAAGCGTTGTCCGCTGTCAGTTTCAGGATTGAATCCAATTTATCCAACAATGCCTTGTCGGTCGTTCCTGATTGGTCTTGTCGAGGTGCTGCCACCACGTCAGATGTCGGGTCGATGTTGTTTCGCTCAAAGTATTCAACGGCTTGTTGGATAAAATCTTTTGCCGTCAGTTCACGTTCATTCTGTCCCTTGATTTTGTTCAGGTTCTTAACAAGTTCGTTCAGGCGTTCACGTGTTTCGGTGCTGACGGCAACAACCACGTTATTCTTTGCCATTGCCCACCTCCTTGTTATTTATGGGTGTATAACCACATTCCTTTGCCCACTCATTCAGGAAATCAAATTTGGTGTCGTGCGACCAAATGAAATCCAAATAATTCATAAGGTTATGAGATTGAACCGAATCACCACGTTCAATGCGTGTAAGCGGTTCAGTTCTCATTCCTCCTTCGTACTTGGCAACTTGCCATATCGTGAACCCGTGTTGCTCACGCCAACGTTTGAGGATATTCCCCACGGCTAATAAACTGCTTGACATATCAAAAAATTTTTGTTTAACATTTAATTATCGGGTGCAAAGGTAGTACATTATTTTGTAATAATACAATATATTGTACTAATTAACCTTAAACGACCGTTAAAAAATAAAAATGGCAACACGTTTCACAACGCATTGCCAATCCAACAAACTAAAAAACTAAAAACATAAACACAAATGAACAAAACAATAATTATAAAACAGAATTAAGATACAATGTATTTACCTGAACGTGAATTTTGTTTTGCAGACCAACACGCCAAACAATAAGATATAACACAATCATCGTGAACTCCGTCCCTAATGTTGTGATACGTTATTTTGCCCGTCTTGGTTCTGTCCTCAATAAAGTTTCCAAATTGCAGTCGATTGGTGGGGTTGTCGATTATTGCGCCACGTCCTTGTTCAAAGTTCTTAATGACGTGTTCCACCACATTTCGCTTGCTGTCGTTAGTGGTGACGAAACCCGTTATTTTCTTGAAGGACTTTTTTATAATTTCAATGCTGATTGCACCCATTGAGTTCTCCTCGGCAAAGCAATGTTTAACACCCATTGCGTTCATTATCCTTGCCATTTCCTCCAAAGTCCGTGTATCTCCTCGGCTGAATATGTGTTGTGCAACCATTTCAAACTTTTCGTTGACGATTGTCAAAACGGTGGAATCCGTGCCGTTTGCGGCTCCTGAAAAGTCGATACCGGCAAACAATGATTTAGACACGGAAACACCGTCAGCAATCAAACGTTCCTCAAACGAAGGGAAACACGATATTCCCCCCGTCAGGAACTCACAGCAATATTCTTGCAAGTATATTCGTTTCGGTGTCGATTCTTTGATTTCAAGAATGGTTTGGGTGTCGTACAATCCTGAATCCTCCAAAGTACACGAAAAGGATTGATACCTTCGATTGCCCGTCAATCCTTTGTGATACATATCATAGAACACGCCACCGACACCACAAGGTGTTGAACAAAAATATATCTTTTTGGCTTCAAGCGTCCACGGTTGAAAAATTGAATTATAAGTTTGCTCGTCCAAAAATGCACATTCATCGAATATCAGGTATTTGTAATTTCCAGCACCACGACCCCACGCCTCGGCTGAATGGAAATACAAACCTGAACCGTTGACAAACTGAATGGTCTTTTGTACGACATTGCTTGCCAAAATCGCTCCTGACCCTTGAAGGTTCTGCACAATCTCTTTAATGAACAAAACCGCAAGTGTTCCCGTGGGGACAATGAAACCGACATTAATTCGATTTTCAGACAAGCACCATTTAACCGCCATACATTTTGCAATCAGGCTTTTGCCGATACGTCTTGACGCAAGGAATGTGACGTATTTTGCCGACTTGTTCTCCAAAGCCTTCACCACGGGTTTTTGGTAATATAATAAGGAAGGAAATTCAATTTTTCGTTCTGCCATTCTTAATCCTCCTGAAACTTTTTGGCAACACGTTTTGGAGGTGGGACTCGTAAACGTGCCGTGATTTCCACAAAAATTGGTTCTTCGTCCTTCTGTCGGTTTTTGCGTTGCTTTCTGACATCAGAGGAAACCCACGTTTCTTTGCCGTCAGGCTCAAAAATACGGCTGACCTGATAAATTACCCATTCATTCCCTTTTATGTCCCTGACGGTCTTTATTTCGTTGCGCAAATCAGCATTGTTTTTGCTTGCTTGGATTGCTTTTGCAATGCTTATTCCAGCGGACACGAAACCACCCAATTTATCAATCTGTATCACCTCATTTGTTCGTGGATTGACACCGATATATTTTGTTCCGTGATTTTTCATTTTTGGTAATGTGTTTGGATTGTTCACGTTTTTATCCTGAGTAACCCAACGGAGGTTGCAAGAACGGTTGTCGGTCTTGTTTCCGTTGATATGGTCAACAACCAACCGTTCATTGGTTTTTGGTTGCCGCAAATGCACCATTGCAACCAGGCGGTGAACAAAGTATGATTGACCGTTGATTGATACCTTCTTATATCCGTTGTTAAAAAATTGGTTCAGCACCTCGATACGTCCAAATTTGGACTGACGTTTTATTGTCCCCTGATTCCCAACGTAAATTGGGAAATCAGGGGCAAACATAACACAAATATGGAATCTTTCAGACTTCATTTTTTTACTCCTTCCAACACGTAATAAAATTGGCTTGCAGTTCAACGTCACGAGTCAGACCTTGAATCTTAGACAATGAATCCTGAACCTCTTTGCAAACCTTAATGTTTCCCACGGCTGCCGCTTGTTTATACAAATCATTGTAGCGTGCCACGGCAACGGCTCGTGCTTCCTCAACATCGGCAACCGACATTTTCAGCAAACGTTCCGTGGCTTCCCATACGGCATTGAATTTCCGTTGCGTCCAACGTGCATACATCACACGCAAATCTGATTTTGTCAAACCTTGCTTAACAAGATTGAAAAGTTCCCGTGCCTCGTCCTTGATTGTGGTGACGGCTGTCGGTTTATCAGGAACAACCATTGCTGATTGCTCGGCTGATTCTTTGACTTCCACAACGGGTGTCGGTGTGGGTTCTTCTGTCGGCTTTGGTTCGGGTTCTGCCGTTGCCGCTGCCATTATCTCCTTAACCTCGTCCTCGACGGGTGTCCCCTTTCTTCTGCTTTGAAGATTTGGGGTTTTCTTTTTTTGATTTTTCATACAAATATCCTGAATTTATTATTACTTTACACATCTGAATCAAACAAGCATTGCAAAGGGGTTTCGACACCCGATTTGTTATCTTCTCATAGACATCAGCAATCGCCACACGTTCATCGTATGTGATTTGACTGATTGCCTCGGTCGTTGCTGCTTCGAGTATTTTTCTAACGGGTATATCCATAATATATCGGCTTATTTACTTGTTATCCAATTACTTACGTTTCGTTTGATACTCACAAATATATCGTTGAATATATCGGTGATATATCCACACAAACAACCCATTGCCACGGAATGAACCCACGACCAACCATTGACGAATGAATAAATGGCAACCGTCCAAAAGGTCAGGCAGAGAGAACACCCGAACAATGGAATGTGCCAACCGTCATATTTCCGTTGCGTGCCATATAGTTTGCGAAAAACCAAATGGTTCAAGCCACGGACGAAACCCGATATATCCACGATATACACCACGGCAAATGTGAGCAACAAACAATCAATAACGTTCATCATACGACCTCCTTTTTTGCAACATTGCCAATTTAGTTTTCACAATCCCGATTGCCGTTCTGCTTTTGTAGTGAGTTATCCCGAAAAACTCGGCAACCTTCCGTATAGACCTAAATTCGGTCAGGGCATAACACACAACCTTCTCCCACTCTGACAGATGTTGAAGGTTGGCAATCATTGTGGATTCTTCGTCAGATACCACGTAATCCTTTTGATAACGCTCATATTTCTTAATGAGGTCATTCACGGCTTCGGTTCGTTTTATCTCAAATATCTTTTGCATAACTAATTGAATTTTTATCCAACTTCAAATATTCTTTGTAAAACGGGGACGTTTGACTGCATACCTGATTTTTCACGATACGCCTGATATACCAAACGATTTCCCCCTTCCTGAACAAATCAAAAATAAGTTCTGACGGCTTCCCCATTAGGATAATTGCCACGTCATTAACCAAATCGTCACAAAGGTATTTATCAGGAACAAACCGTTGACATTCGTCCCTGATTACGCCTTTTTGATACAGTGCGGCGATTAGTAGATTGTTATCCTTGTTATCCATACCGCAAAGATAAGCATTTTTTCCCGTTGACGCAAATAAAAATGAAAAAATATGCGATTTTGTGTGCATTTTTTCGGTTTTTATTCTTTTTTGTGCGATTTTGTGCGAAAAATCGTGTAAATATTTGGTTACGAGGCATTTTTTTATTATTTTTGCAGCCGATATTTAATGTGAAACCCAGCGGTTAAACGTTACAATGTAGTATTTTCAAGGATTCAAATCTGCGAAATTACCCATTTTTTCATTTTACCGCCAAATTTGTAACAATATGGATATAAACGAAATTAGGGAAATCCCGATTGTCGATTACCTTGAATGGATAGACCACAAACCCAACGCAAGAAGGGGGCAATCCGTTTGGTATGAAGCATTTTGGCGTGGCGGTGACAATAAAAAGAACCTCCACGTTGACACAAGAAACAACCAATGGTATGATTACAAAGAAGCCGTTGGCGGTGGCGTGATAGACCTTGCAATGAAAATCAATCAATGCGACAAGCACCAGGCATTATTGGAACTTACACGATTGGCGTTGAATCACAATTATAAACCGACACCGAAAAAGTATGTTCCAGTACTTGACCGATACGACACAACCGAATCGGGGATTATCATTCGTGAGGTCAGGGACTTGTATTATTACCCATTAAAGAACTACGTTCGGGAAAGGGGAATATCGTTGGAGGTTGCAAGCCGATATTGCAAGGAAATACGTTATTCTTTTGGTTCTGACGGCTCATTGGCTTTCGGGTTGGGTTTTCCCTTATCCAATGGCGGTTGGGCGATTAGAAACAAAAATTTCAAAGGCTGCACCCGTCAGGACATCAGCGTTTTCAAACACGGAAATCCTGACGATTCCGTGTTGGTGTTTGAAGGGTTCTTTGATTTCTTATCATTCGTGGAACTCTACAAAAACCCCACCTTATTTATAATATGTCTAAATAGTGTGTCGAATCTGAAAAAGGCTTTGCCATATTTTGAACGCACCAAACGGATATATCTCTGTTTGGATAATGACGAAACGGGACGGAAAACCGTTGATGATATATCAGCGATATACCCAAACAAGGTGATTGACAAAAGCGGTCATTATTCACCATTCAAAGATTTTAATGAATACTTAATGCACACGAAAAATGGAAATCAAAATAAAGAATAATTTGGCAACCGTCACAAAGGACGGTGAACGTGATTATACTCTGCACATATCGCAAGAAATATGGCGTGAAAAGGGGGCAACGGAAATGGTGTATTTGTCCGATTTCCTTGCGGAACTTCCCCGTGGGTGTGTGTTCCTCAAAGGTTGCACGGGTTGCGGTGGAACAACATTGGCGTTGGCTGATTCCTCAAACTGCATTATCTGTTTGCCGACAAGAAACACCGTATTATCTAAATGGGTTATTCGTGACAAGAAAACACAAAAGATAATTTCACACAACACTGAGGTGTTCCCGATTTTCGGTGGACTGAATGACACCAAAGAAGAATTGACTGCATACATCAATGATTGTATGTCTGGCGGTCGTGCCGTCAAAATTTGCACCACGTATGACCAACTGGAACGTTTATATCATCGCCTGATTGGTCAGCGATTCAGCAACGGAAAATGGGTTTTTGATAATTCACCTTCTGCATTGTGTATTAATATAAACCTATACCGATTGTATATCGACGAGGTTCATCAGGTATTGGAGGATTACAAAACACCCGAAAGACGTGAAAACATACGTGGAATGTTGAACGTGATTACCAAATTCCCGAAAGATATGGTAACGTGTATGACGGCAACACCTTTGGAACGAAAATACTTCTTTGACGAAATATCAGGTCTTGACATTCTCACGGTCGATTATGGTGGATTCTTTGCCGATAGTCCAAACCCCGACAAATTGAAACGGAATGTGGTGTTAAGGAGAAGCAAAAGTTTGGGTGTTGACGTTTGCAAGATTGTTCGTGAATACCTTGACGGACAACAATTCGGAAACTGCCATATTTTCATAAATTCCGTGAACTTCATTGCTGAACGTGTGATTAAGCCATTAATGAAACAATATAGTGATTTCAATGTGTTCAAGGACAAAATAAGGATTGTTTGTGGTGAGTCCGAATCCAACGTTCAGAAGATAAGAAAAGCCGTTTCCGCAACATTCAAAGATAAGGACGTTTTGGGAAAAACCCCTGACGAGGTGGATAGCGTGATAATGGAACAAATGAAACAATATGCCGTCTTTGGCAAGTTTGTTCAAAGCATAAACTCGGAAACCCGAAAAGTCAATTTCTATACTAAAACGGCTTGGCTTGGTGCTGACGTGTTCGACAAGAACGGGCAAATATACATTGTTTCGGACGGCGCGCGGAAATCCACAATGGCAGATATTTCAACCCAATACATTCAGATTTTGGGACGTATCAGGGACAGTTCCAACAGAAAGGTTATACACATTTATTCAGATAACCGATACTTGAATGAGGACGGCAAATGTCAGTTTTTGGAGGATATGACCGACCGTGAAACCCAAAGAAACAAATGGCGTGGTATTCTTCAAACTGCCATTGAAAACGGTATTGACGATACCTCCGACATTATGAATCGTGAAACGTTGGAAAGTAAATATTACCTGACCTTTGACAAACGGGAAAACAAATGGGTTTATGACAAGTATCTGCAATGGAATGACGAAATCAGTTATAAAGTGGTTCACGAGGATTATCGTTCAGGCGCAAACCTGACGAAAGCAATGGTGCAAAACGGATTGACTGACGTTGAAGATAAGCCAATGGAATCCGAAAAACTCAAAAAGAAATCCACGACAAGAACAACGTTCAAAAAGTTATATTTGGAATATGTCACGTTACGGAGCGGCAATCAGAACACGTTGTTTGCTGACGTAAATGCAATGATAAATTTAC